CCTACACCAATGTTCCCCCGATTCTGGGGAGTCGGGGTCTAGCCACGCTGTTACGAAACGCCCCCCCCGGTGACACGAAACGCACCATGGGCGAGTGGCGCCCAAACTTGAAATCAGCATTTGTCAGTTCTGCGGGGGTGATCTTCCGGCTGCAGCGGTGACCGGCCGACGGCGCCGCTACTGCCGCGATAGCTGCAGGATCGCCGCGGGCCGCGCCAAACGTGCAGTCTTCGGCGCCGACTCGGCCAACCCGCCGGAGGCTCCTGACGCCACGGTCGTCGAGGCTTTCCTCGTGGGCCGATCCGCTGAACCCGACGACCAGGTGCTCTCCGCCGTGCACGAGACCCTTCTCCTGGTCGTTTCCTACCGCCGCCTCGGCGTCGAGGCTCGCCGCCAGTTCGCCTGGCGCTGCGCGGGCATGGCCGACGCGATCGAGGCCGCCCTGCAACGCTACTTCCGCGACGTCTCGCCATGACGCGCGGTCGCAAACCGGACCCCAGCCGCGCTCGGCGCGGCACCGGGCACGCCCCGCAGCAGGGCCAGAAGACCACGAAGGTCGTGCCGCAGGTCGTCGAGCCCGGCCTTGCCGAGGTCATCGCCGGGGAGCTGCCTCAGGGCCTGCCCCGCGACATCTTCACGCGCGCCGTCGGCGAGCTCGCCGGGCGCCTGAACGACACGGACCTTGAGGCGCTGCGAATGATGGCCTGGTCACTGTACCGGCACCAGCAGGCGCAGGAGTACATCGAGCGGGACGGCATGGTGGTTGAGACGCCGTTCGGACCCAAGGTGAATCCCATGCTCAAGGTGGCACGCGACGAGGGCACGTTCTACCTGCGAATCGCCGACCAGTACGCGCTTACCTTCGTCGCTCGTCTGCGCGCCGGGCTCCTGCGGCTCGCCGGCCAGAGCCTCATGAAGGACCTCCACTCCGGCATCGCTGAGGCGATCGTGGCGCAGATCGCTTCGGGAAAGTGAGAGCCAGCGACCTCCGAGAGACGATCCTCGATGCGGTCGGCGGCCGCGTCACGAGGGCGGAGCTAGGGCCGCTCCTGGTCGACGCCTTCTTCCGCACGCAGCTGCGCCTCGTCGATGACCGCTGGGCGGGGCAGCCGTTCATCCTCCCCGACTACGCCAGCGAGCACATCGTTGAGCCCATCTTTGGGACGCTCGACAGGTACGGCCGGCGCAAGTACACGGAGGCCCTTATCGGCCTGCCGAGAAAGCACGCCAAGACGACGATCACCGCCGGCCTCGCGCTGTACTTCCTCTTCATGGAGCCCGTCGTTGGGCAGGAGGTCGTCGCCCTCGCATTCGACGAGGACCAGGCGCGCCTCATCCTCGGCTTCGCGAGCTCCATGGTCGAGCAGAACCCGCTTCTCAAGGAGCTGGCGAAGGTCTACAAGAACGTGATCCACATCCCGGAGATCGACGCCAAGTTCTACGTGATCCCGCACAAGACGGCCGCCGGCCAGGCGATCCACCCGCGCATCGCCATCTGCGACGAGCCGCACACGTACCCGAACATGGACGTGGTCAACGCTCTGCGAAGCGGCATGGGCGGCCGTGAGGAGCCGCTCACCATCGGCATCACGACCGCCGGGCCGACCCGCATGGGGCCGCTGTGGGAGTGGCTCGCGGCGATCAAGAAGGACCCCCGCGGTTACCTCTACTGGCAGGGCGCCCGCGACAATCAGGCCGCCGGCGATCCCAAGGTATGGCGATCCGTCAACATCGCGCCGTGGATCACTGGGGAGTACCTGCGTGACGAGTACAGGCGCCTCACGCTCGCCCAGTTCGAGCAGTACCACCTGAACCGCTTTCCGTTGACGAGTGACGCCAGCCGCGCCTTCCGCTGGGGCGAGTGGAAGCAATGCCAGAAGCCGCCCGTGGTCGAGCCCGATGAACCCTGCGTGATAGCCGTGGACGGCGCCAACAAGGGAGACTGCTTCGCCATCGTCGTCGACCGCCGTGATCCGGGCGGCACGCACCACGTCGAGCCCTACATCTACGACGAACCTCCGCAGGACACCGGCTACTACGACCTCGACGAGATCGAGGAGTTCATCGCCGGACTCTGCCGCACGCGCAACGTGGCGCGCATCGCCTTCGACCCCAACCGCCTGCTCCTTCTAATGCAGCGCCTGGAGCGCCACCACGGCATCCCCGTCGAAGAGTTCGGGCAGACGAACACGCGCATGTGCCCGGCCTCTGCGACGCTCCGCGAGCTCGTGCGCACCGGGCGTCTGCGCGCCGGCCGCGGCACGTCCATCAAGGAGCACATCCTCAACGCCATCGAGATGCCCCGCGAGCCGATGGGCTGGAGGCTCGGCAAAGCAAGCAAGGCCGAGAAGATCGACGGCGCCGTGGCGCTGGCCATGGCGACCTTCCTTGCCGAGGCGCAGGCGGACGCCGGCCCGAGCTTCGCCGCGACCGGTGGCGTGCGCACCATCTCCCTCGGGTGACAGCCCCCGCAGAGTAGAAGCCGCATCCCGTAGAGCGGCCTGAGAGGGCGACAGTTTGAGCTTGAATCCGCTGCGCTGGTTCACCGCGACGAAGGACCAGGCCGAAGAGGAGTGGGGCATCGGCGACGACAACGTGCTCCGCGCTTTCTACGGGGCGCTCGCCGCCGGCCTCTCATCGAGCGGCATCCGCGTGACGCAGGAGAGCTCGCTGCGCTCGACCGCCGTCCTCGCCTGCCTCATTGTGCGCGCCGAGACCTTCTCCGCGCTGCCCTTCGACGTCTACCGCAAGGACGGGCGCTACCGCATCTCCGACGAGATGCATCCCGTCTACCGCCTGCTCGCGATCGCCCCCAACGAGATGATGAACGCCGGCGAGTTCTGGCGCTGGAAGCAGCTCACCGAGGACATCTCCGGCAACGCCTATGCGCGCATCGTGTGGAATGGTTACGAGGCGCAGGAGATCTGGCCGCTCTACGGGCAGAAGCTGCAGATGAGCGTCGACCGGACCACGAGGCGGGCGCTCTACCAGTACAACGGCGACGACTTCTCGCCGGCGCAGATCCTCCAGCCCCGCGAGCTCCTGCATTTCAAGGGCCCAGTCCTGCGCAGTCCCTGGGAAGCGAAGTCCCTCATCGACCTGATCAGCGAGACGATCGGCGTCTCCATCGGCTCCGAGCAGTTCTTCGCCCGCCTGCTCGGCAACGGCAACCACTTCCCCGGCTACCTGGAGACCGAGAACACGCTCTCCGACCCCGACTTTGAGGCAATCAGCGAGCAGATGAAGGGCTTCGCCGGCATCTTCAAGGCGGGCGAGCTCAGGGTCTTCGACCGCGGCCTCAAGTACAAGCAGAACCCGCTGACCATGAAGGACGCGCAGCTTGTCGAGCAGCTGCGCTGGCAGCTCCAGCAGATCTGCGCCGTGACCCGCGTGCCCATGGCCATGGTCCAGGACCTCACGAACGGCACCTACTCGAACACGGAGCAGCAGGACCTGCAGCTCGGCAAGCACTGCGCCGCCCCAATCTGCGTCAACACCGAGCGGGTCGTGCGCCACAAGCTGTTCGTGAAGGAGCCCGACTACTTCGGCAAGTTCTCCCTCGACGCGCTGCTGCGCGGCGACTACAAGACGCGCACCGAGGGCGAGTCGGCACTGGTGCGCTCCGGCGTGATGACCCGCAACGAGGCGCGAGCCCTCGAGGACATGAACCCGATCGACGGCCTCGACACGCCGCTTGCCGAGCTCAACCTGGGCACCGTCGGCGAAGACGGCGTGATCACCGGGTCGGCGCCCGCTGCCTCCGCGGCCGGCGGCGCGCCCGCGGAGTCGCAGCCGGAGGGCGACGGCGCGAGCGACGGCGACGACGACGCCGTGCTCGCGGAGAAAGTCAACGCCCTCGGCACGCTTGTGCGCAGCGGCTACGACCCGGTCAAGGCGCTCGGCTTCCTCGGCCTCCCGGACCTCGATTACCTACCGGTGCGGCCCGTGACCGTGTCTCCCTTGAATGAGACTCCGCCCGCTCCGGATCCGGCTCCGGACGCGGCGGCTATCCCGCCAGAGGACAACCTGCCGGACGCTGGCGGCGACCACGGCGAGGCGCAGGGCGGGGAGACCTCCCCGCCGCTGCCCACGGCTGCGATCCTCGCGCCCTTCCTTCTCGACGCCGCCGAGCGCATCCGGGTACACGCTGCGGGCAGCTCGAAGAACGAGAACGGGCGGTGGCGAACGGAGGAGTTCGCACGCCTCGCACTGGCGCCCGCGATCGACGCCTACGCTCTCGCCGGCGAGCCCTTCGACGTGGCCGGCTTCATCCGAGAAACCCTGAGCGAGACCCTCGAGGAGAAGTAACGTGGGTGACAGCCCCCACATGATGGACCGTGACCACTCCCGTGAGGAGAAAGCGGCCATGAAGACATGCAAGACAGAACGTCAGTGGTACGAGATCAAGGATGCGAGCGGCAGCTCCGCCGACATCTGGATCTATGAGGAGATCGGCGAGAACTTCTGGGGCGAGGGCCTGACGGCGAAGCAGTTCGTGGAGGACCTTGCGGCCCTCCAGGTCGACCACATCGCTCTGCACATCAACTCTCCAGGCGGCAGCGTCTTCGACGGTCAGGCGATCTACAACGCGATCCAGCGGCACCCGGCGAGAGTCACGAGTCACGTAGAGGGCCTCGCCGCCTCCATCGCCAGCGTGGTCGCCCTCGCCGGCGACACCGTGGAGATGGCGGCCAACGCGCTGTTCATGATCCACGACCCCTATGGCATGGCTATGGGAACGAGCGCCGACATGCGGCAGATGGCCGAGGTGCTCGACAAGGTCAAGGGCACCATCCTCGGCGTGTACGAGCGCAAGACCGGCATGGACGCCGAGGCAATCCTCGGGGCCATGGCCGCCGAGACCTGGTACACCGCCGCCGAGGCGGAGGAGGCCGGCTACGCAGACAGCGTGGCCGCGCCGGTCAAGGCCGCGGCGCTCTCGCGCTTCGACTTCAAGAGCCTGGGCTACCGGCACGTGCCGGATGCCCTCGCCCGCGTCACCACAGAAGGCACCGCCGACGCCCTGGGGGCGCCGGAGGAGCGACCGGCCCTGGGGGCCGTGTCACACTCCGAGAGGGTGTTCGTTCCCTTCCTCGGATACCGAGACCTTTCAAGAAGGGAGTGAGTATGAGCTTCTTCGACTATCGCCAGTTCGAGGAGGATGCCAAGCACCTGCAGGCCCGCGTCACGGACCTGACCTCGAAGGAAGACCAGACCCCCGCGGAGCGCGATGAGGTCAACAGCCTCATGGGCCAGATCCACGCGCTCGAGGATGCGGCCGGCAAGGTCAAGGAGGCCGAGCTGGTAGAGCTCCGCGCCTCGATCGCCCGCGGCACCGCCGTGAGCATCGGCGAGCCGGTCGTCGACCCGCAAGAGGCCGCCCGCGCCGAGTTCTACAACTACCTCAAGACCGGCAGAATCGGCGAGATCATGAACACCTCGCTGAGCACCACGGACGCCAACGGTGGCTTCCTCGTGCCCGAGCCGGAGCACGCCGCGCTCATAGAACTGATCCGCAAGAATGACCCTGTTTTCGGCCGGGCTACGGTTTTTAACATGAGTGGAGACACCACGCTCATGCTGCCGTACAAGAGCGGTCACGGCGTCGCCACGACCGCGACGGAGACGGGCGCCCGCAGCGAGCAGACCGAGCCCGTGTTCACGAGCCCGACGCTGGTTTGCTACGACTACTACAGCGACCAGCGTGCAACTCAGACTTTTTTGGACGGCGTCGGCGGCGCCGAGGGCATGCTCCTCGGCTGGATGTACGAAGACATCATGGAGCAGGCCGGCGCCGACGCCGTCAGCGGCAACGGCTCGACCAAGATCGAGGGCCTCTTCCACGGCACCTCGAAGTACACCACGCAGTTCAGCGGCGCGGCCGCGACGGTACTGAACACCTCACCCATAAAACTGTACTTTGGCCTCGCTCCCCAGTTCCGCAGCAACGCCGTGTGGCTCATGGCGAGCGCCACGCTCGCGACCTTCGTGGGCTTCGCGCTGCCCAGCAACGCCAACGTGCCGCTCTGCACGGTCGACGGCAACGGCGTGTGGAGCATGTACGGCAAGCCCGTCCTGGAGACGGACTCGGCACCCGCCCTGGGCGCCGGCCTGTACGCCGTCGGCTTCGGCGACATCCGCCAGGGCTACGCCGTGGGAATCCACAGGAACACCACAATCCTCAGAGACCCGTACACGGCCCCGCCGTACATCAGGTACTACAGCCTGGCACGCATGGGAGGCGTACCCTGGAATTACCAGGCCGTCCAGATCATGAGGTGCGCAACCGTCTGAGCAATCCTCAGGACGCTTCAGCAGAGGGGCCGCCTCCGGGCGGCCCCTCTACGTTCCGGGTCGGGTGACACCCTTCTCACACTCAGACAAAAGAGGTCCCGCGGCGCGCAAACGCCCGGGACCGTGGACGAACCGCTGGGAGGTTCGACATGTCTGAGTCTCACAACTCCGTCACCACCACCACGGTCTGCCGCCCCAGATGTTGGACGCGAGAGGAGACACAGTGCCTTATCGCTGGCTCCCATCTTGGGGCGAGAACACTCGCATCCGAACTTGGGCGTTCGGCCTGCTCCGTCGAGCACCGTGCAAATCGACTCGGGCTCAGCCTGAAACAGGAGTGGTCGCAAGTCTGCCTGAAATGCGGGGCCGATCTACCCCCAAGAGGGGAACACGGGCGCCCTCGACTCTACTGTTCTGAGGCCTGCAGGACTGCGAACCACAAGGAAGACGCCAGAGAGTCGCACCGGCGCTGGAGAGAGATACACGAACCGCGTGTCAACTACCCGGAGATCACGTGCCGGCAATGCGGACGTGTGTTTCTTCCCAAGGCGAAGAATCAACGCTACTGCTCAAAGCAGTGTATGAGACGTGCCTTCTTGGAGAGACACCGGGATGAGTGGGCTGCGGCAAGAGAAGCTGCGGCGAAGGAATCTGTGTACGGGGGCAGGGCATGGGAGATAGACCTTGACCGGCCGGGAGCGGCGGGGCAGAAGGTCTGGGCACGAAACCCGCTTTCATGGCAGCCATCGGCGAGAGAGTGGCATCTGGTCGCCGCAGGCGCCATGCGCAAGGAGGGATTCGCAATACCGTTGTCTTGCGCATGCTCTTCTTGGGAGGTCGATTGGTCAAAGGTCCGTCGCTCAGGGTCAGGCGCAGCCTGGGCACGTAGCCCGAATAACGCGGTGGCCAAGTTGCGAGAGTGGCATTGGGCTCAGAAGAAGACACTGAAGAAAGCTGGGCTCAAGTGGCCCTACGAAGGAAGACCGAACCGGAGTGTCAACAAGTCCGGGTACGTCTCTGTTTGTCGGACTTTCTTTTCCGCGGAGGAAGTCGCTCTGCTCGAGCCGATGTTCGGCCGCGGGGGCAAGGGGCGCATCATGGAGCATCGAGCCGTGATGGCTCTGTGGCTTGGGCATCCCCTATCGAGCAGCGACGATGTGCACCACATCAACGGGAAGAAGGACGACAACCGTATCAAGAATCTCATGCTCGCAACGACGCGCCGTGATCACCATCGCCAGCACGCTCGCGTTATTCGTGAACTCAGCGAGGCCAACTGGAGGATTATTCTTCTTGAGCGCTGCCTCAGAGAGAACGGCCTCGCCCATGTGATTGACGATCCCGAGTTCGCCGGCCGCCTCTGCTGAGTGACCCCCGCCCCACCCTATCCCCGTGACCACCACCTACACCTACGGCTCCTACACCTACGGCAGGCCCACCGTCGTCTTCGACTACCAGGGCGCCGTCTGCACCGTCGGCAAGTACTGCTCCATCGCCGAGGACGTGACCATCTTCCTCGGCGGCGAGCACCACATCGACACCGTCGCCAGCTACCCCTTCTGCGAGCTCGGCGTGGGCGCGGCCCTGGTCAACGGCTTCTCCAAGGGCGACGTGGTCATCGGCAGCGACGTGTGGATCGGCCAGGGCGCGGTCATCCTCTCCGGCGTCACGATCGGTGACGGCGCCGTGATCGGCGCGGCCGCCGTGGTCGCCAGCGACGTGCCCCCCTACGCCGTCATGATAGGCAACCCGGCGCGGCTCCTGCGCTACCGCTTCAGCGAGCCGCAGATCGCCGAGCTGCTCGAGGTCCGTTGGTGGGACTGGGAGCGGCAGCGCATCGAGGCCTGCGCGCACCTGCTCTCCGGCCCCGTCGACGCCTTCCTGGAGTCACTCCGATGACCGTGCTGGTAGCAGCTCCGACCTACAGCGGCAAGGACTACGCGCTCCCGGCCTACCTCGCCGCCTACAAGGCGTTCACGTATCCCGACCGCGACCTCTTCCTCGTCGACAACACACCAGGGACGCTCTCGTACACGCGAAAGCTGCGCTCTCTCGGCGTCGAGACCGCGCACGTCGAGCCGATGCCCGACTTCTGGGACACCATCGAGATGTGCTGGCAGCTCATCGTCCGCCGCGCCCACGACCTCGATTGCGAGCACATCGCCTGCATCGAGACCGATGTCATCTGCCCGCCGCAGACCCTCGAGGTCCTGCTCGCGCACGCAGATGGCACTCATCCCGTGATGGCCGGCGTGCCGCAGCACGACGCCTACCACTTCGACATGTGGACGACGAGCTGCGCGCTGCTGCGCACCGACTGGCTGCATGAGTCGCGCTACCTCTGGCCGACGGGCTTCGAGGTCATGGTCACGCAGGCCGACCCCGTGCCGCTGAAGGGCCTTCTCACCATCGCTCACCTCGAGGACGCGGACGAACCGCCGTGGCGCGGCGGCGAGGGCAAGGTCTTCGGCTCCGGGCGCGGGTGACGCCGGTCTTAGCCTACTTGCGACTCCACCCGTAGACCGATCAGGAGGCGCGAGAGATGGGCATCCCCAAGTCAATCCAGGACTTTGCGGTCACGGAGGCGCTGCCCTACGTGAGCGGCACCGCCGACCGCACCGGCGCGATCATCGACATGATCGACTTCCGCGGCATCTTCGTGGTGGTCCAGTTCCTGGCCATCCATGACAGTTGCGTGACCACCCTCAAGTGGCAGCACGACAGCGACGTGGCCGGCGGCACCATGGCCGACCTGCTCGGCACCGGCATCTCGGTGGCCGGCGACGACGACGGGCAGATCTTCATCCTCGACCTGTGGGAGCCCGTGGAGCGGTACGTGCGCCTCTACGTCGACAAGAACGCCGCGAACGCCTCCGGCGAGTCGGCGGTCTACTACCAGTACGCCGCCTGCCAGCGTCCGCAGACCGTGACCGTCGCCAACAAGATCACCTACGAGCGCCACATGAGCCCGATTGCGGGCACCGCATAAGCGATGGAGCGCCTGCGTCTCGTCACCAGTGGCACCTACGCCCTCGAAGTGGCGACCCCCGACGAGGCGGGCGCCCTGTTCACCTCTACGACGCCCTGGACGATCGCGATCAAGAACGGCGCCGGCACGGCCGTCCTTGCATCGACCGCGGCCACCGGCAAGGTGAGCGGCATCACCTACTCGGCCGCTTACAGCGTGCTCTCCGCGCTCGACACCTACACCTGCACGTGGACCGGCAAGAAGTCGTCGGAGACGAAGGAGTGGCAGTCCCTCATCGAACTCTGCGGCGGCTACCTTTTCGAGGTCGCCGAGATGCGCGCCTTCGACGCCGCCTTCGCCAGTGCCACCACCTACCCCGACGCCAAGATGCGCGCCGCCCGCACTGCCGCAGAACAGCGCCTCGAACGCGCCTGCCGCGTCGCCTTCGTGCCGCGGGCCCGTCGCGTGGTGCTGGCCGGCAACGGCTCAGACACCCTGTGCCTGCCCGACAACGCCGTGCGCAGCGTGACCAGCCTCACGGTGGACGGCACGGCATTCACTGCCGACGAGCTCGCCGCCCTCGACGTGCGCGAGTGGGGCCGCGTGACGCGCGGCGACGCCTACGACTTTGAGAGCGGCGCCGTAGTCGAAGTCTTCTACAAGCACGGCCTCGACTACCCGGACGCGCCGGTCGTGCAGGCTGCCATGCTCCTCGCCCGTGAGTACCTCGTGCGCAGCGCGCTCTCCTCTCGCGCCACCGTCGAGGCTACAGACGTGGGCTTCTTTCGCGTCAGCGTGGCCGGCCCCGACAGGCCCACCGGCATCCCCGAGGTCGACGCCGTGATCACCGACTTCGGGCGCCGCCGCCCGCGCGTCGCATGACGAACGCTGGCAAGGGCTTCGTCGTCAAGGCGGCCGCCGTCCAGGACGCGCTCGGGACGGCGATCGCCACGCAGCTCACGTCCTCCGGTGAGGTGACGCCGCTCTCCGTGGGCTACCCGGCGGGCGGCCTGCAGGCCGAACACATCTGGATCGGTGGCGAGTTCAACGTGACCATGCCGCGGCTCATCTCCGGCGGCCTGCAGCGCGACGAGCTCGGCGAGATCGAGGTGCGGATCAGCGTGCTCTGGACCGCCGCCGACATGGCCACCGCCCGCGATCGCGCCCTCGCGCTGTCGCGGATCGTCGAGAACGCCGTGAGCGTCGACCCGACGCTCGGCGGCGTGGTCGACGAGGCCTACGTGACGGCCGTCGCCGGCAACGAGGCGGCGCCCGACGAGCACAGCCGCATGTATGGGCTCGCGTTGCGCGTCGCCTACGCGACGACCGCTTACCTCTGTCGATGGCGGCAAACATGAAGGCCCTCTCGGGTGACGCCGCCGCGAGGATGGACGGGTAGCTACCACAGGCCCTGATGAGGAGTCCGCATGAACATGAAGCTGTCCGCCGTCGGATTCGCCCTCCAGTCGGCCAAGGGCGCTGCCAAGACTCAGCCCGATTTCATGGGGCCTGTCGCCGGCGGCTCCCTCGTGACCTTCGCGCTGGAGCAGACCGAGGACGAGCTCACCTCCGCCGAGATCGTCGGCCCCGGCGAGTTCCGTTCTTCCGCCGCCGCCGCCGCCGACTACGAGTCGCGTGCCTGGCCGCAGTCCGTCGCCGGCCTGCTGTACGCCGCGCTTGGAGACATCGACTCGAGCAGCGGCACCGCGCCCGCCGTGAAAGCCGTGCTCACCACCGCGCTCGCCGGCGCGAACAACGATCTCACTTTCCTCGCCATGGCGGGCGGCACCGCCGGCAACTCGATCACCGTCCATCTCGACGCCCCGGACGAGGCCGACGCGGAGCTCAGCGTGGGCGTGGCCAGCAGCGCCATCACCGTCAACCTCGCCACGGGCTCCGGCAAGGCCATCACCTCCACCGCCAGCCAGGTCCGCGCCGCGATCAACGCGGACGCCGAGGCCAAGGCACTCATCACGGCATCCCTCGCGCCCGGCAACTCGGGCGTCGGCGTCGTCACCGCGCTCGTGGCCACGAACCTCGCCGGCGGCGCCGCGGCGGGCTCCGGCGGCACCTACTCGCACGTCATCACGCCGGCCGCCACGGTCCCCTGGGCGACCGTGTTCGGCAAGAAGGACTCCGACCTCAAGGCCGCCGTCGACTGCAAGCTCGACGAGCTCAGGATTGAGTGGGAGGGCAACCAGCCGATCAAGGTCAACGCCACGTGGGCCGGCTGCGATGCCGACTACGCATCAGCGGACTACACGCCCGGTCTTGACGAGGCCCTGCTCGACTACTTCCGGGGCATCCACCTCACGACCGCGACGATCGACCTCGACGGCAACGGCTACACCGGCGGCACTGCGATCCTCGGCGGTTCGCTGACCATCAAGCGCAACCTCGCCGCCGACATCTACAGCGGCAGCATGCTGGCCGGCGACATCTTCGAGGCCGCCCTCGAGATCGACGTCGAGCTCAAGGTGCGCGTCCCCGACCTCCTGCCTGTGCGGCTACTCCTCACGGGCGCTGTGGACGGCACAGCCATCACGGGGACCGTGCCCTACGGCGAGCTCGACCTGGTGTTCGCCAACGCTCCCGATTCGCTCGAGCTGGCGGCGACGCGCGTCGCATGGAAGGCCGGCGAGCCGGACGCCGACCCCAAGGGCGGCCCGGCTGAGCTGACCCTGACCGGCCGCTGCTACGGCAGCACGCCGGCTTCGGTGCTCACGGCCACGGTCGTGAACGCCCATGGGCCCTACTGAGCCGAATCCTCAAGGGGGAGGCAGAGCATGGGAATCAGCAGCAGAGAGATCTTCGTGATCTACGTCGATACCTTGGAAGAGAGGGCGATCGTAGTCACGCTCGGCGACTCGATCCGCGCGCAGGACTGGGCGCGCAGCGAGTACCCGGACGACGAGGCACTCCGGGCGGAGCGCAGCGGCATGTACGGCGTGTTTCTCGCAGCCAGGCGCAGCGGCGAGCCGCACACGAACGGCACGTGGGTCGACTGGCTCGACCTCGTGACCTTGCCCGACGACGACGAAGACGAAGACGCGGCCGGGGCCGAGGGGGAATCCGACGGGCCACCGAGCGAAGCCTAGCCCGGGTGGCCCTCGACTCCCTGCAGCCGGTCGGTGACCTCTGTGACCTGCTCGGGGTCTCGCGATTCGCTCCCGGCGTCTTCGATGCCATGGCTGAGCTGCTCTACGGCGGCGGCGGCGAAGCAGCCCGCGAGGACGCCCGTGACGCGCGGCTATGCGCGCTCGGTGACCGCCTGACGCGGAGACGCTGAGGTGCTGGCCGCCGTAATGGTCCGGCTGGAGGAGCGTGAGAAGGCCGCGAAGCGGCAGGCGTTGATGGCGAAGGCTAGGGAGCGGCTGCGGTGACCAGATACAGCGGCAAGGTGACAGGGGCGAGCGGCAAGGGCTTCTCCGCGGAGATCCGCGTCGAAGGCCTGGAGCAGACCATCGCCGCGCTGCGCGCCCTAGAGCCCGAGGCGCTGAAGCGCATGAACAAGACGATTCGCGCGTCCCTGACCAAGGTCAAGAGCGCCGCCTCCGCGAGCGGCCCTCCCGGACACCGCATGAGCTACCGCATCCGCGCCTCCAGCCGAGGAAAGCGCGTCGGCGTGCGCCTCATGGCGGCGGACAAGGAAACCTCCATCTTCGAGTTCGCCGGGACCAAGGGGCGCTCGCGCAGCGGCGGCCCGATCACGCCGCAGGGCGCGGCGATGGTCAAGTGGCTCGACGGCTTCGGCAAGCCCGGGCGCTTCATGTGGGATGCCTGGGACAAGCACAAGTCAGTCTTTGAGCGCGACCTGAAAGCAGCCATCGGCGAGGCCGAACATGCGGTGCAGGCCAAGCTCGACGCGGCCGGAGAGAGGTACTAGGCATGGCCGTCATCCTCTCGGTCTACGGCAAAGCCGACATGAAGCAGATCCAGCGCGCCGAGAAGCAGCTCGCATCCCTGAAGAAGGAGGCGACCGCTGGCAGCGGCGCCTTCAAGCGCTGGGGCGGCGTCATGCAGAAGGCTAGCGCCGGCGCGGCCATCGGCTTCGCCAGCGTCAGCGGCGTCATCGCCAAGGGCGTCTTCGAGTACAACAAGCTGGGCTCGGCGACGAGCGCGCTCACGAAGCTGACGAACATCTCGGCGGAGGCCGCTTCGACCTTCTCCGGCCAGTGGTCGCGATTCGGCGTCGATGCTGTCGCCGGGCAGCGTGGCCTGATCATGCTCAGCAAGCAGATCGAGTCCGCCGAGGGCGGCACCAAGGCCTCGATCGAGGCATTCGCTAAGCTCGGCATCACCATCAGCGACCTGAGCACCATGACCGGCGGCGAGATCATGGCCAAGGTCCGCGACCAGATGAGTCAGATGACCGACAAGACCGAGCGCGCCGCTCTCATGATGAAGCTCTTTGGCAGGGGCGGCATGGCCATGCTGAAGTGGCTCGACGCGACGCCGGCCAGCATCGCCAAGGTGAACAGCGCGCTCAAGGAGCAGGGTTCCATCATGAGCGAGTCGGACCTTGCCGACTACAAGAAGAGTGCCGCCGCTCAAGCAGACCTCTCGCAGGCCTGGCGCGGCTTCTTGCAGCAGGCCGGCAAGAGCGTGATCCCCGAGCTTACCTCCATGGTGGGCATGTTCACGAAGCTGCAGCGGGCCGCGGCGCCCCTGGCCGGGAGCCTCAAGTACATCGCTCTCGGACTCGGAGCCTTCGCTGTCGGCGCCAAGATCGCCAGCGGCTTCAACACGATCAACACGGCGCTCAAGACCATGAAGGGCCTGCTGGCCGGAGGAAAGCTGGCCGGTGGCCTCGCCGACCTGGCCGGCGCTGGCGGCGGCCAGGTCGTCGCCAGCAGCCTGATTCCGGGCGCGGCCGGGGCGGGTAGCGGGGCTGGCGCGGCCGGTGGCGCGCTGGCGGGCGCCGCAGCTCCAGTCATCCTCGTCGGCATCGCAGCGGGCGCCGGCATCCTCTTGGCGGAGTGGGTACGCCGAGGCACGAAGCCTGAGGGTCCCGGTGCGAAGCAGGCCGCGGCGGGTGGCCTGAATATGGGGCGCATGGCCGGTTCCGCCGGCAACACGGGGACCGCGCTTGCTGCCGGTCAGTGGGGGGCGGCGCAGGCCAAGGTTCTCGCGGACGAGGCACGTCGCGCGAAGGCCGTCATCGACAAAGCCATCGTTGACCTCGGCGCGGCCTCGGCAACGCAGTCCGGCAAGGCCTTCACCGCCACCATGAAGCAGGTGACGCAGCTCCGCGAGCTGGCCGCCAAGAAGATTCCGCTCGGCAACATCGACAAAGAGCACACCGACGCCGAGCTGCGAACCACCCGAGATCGTATCGCGACCTCGCTCGGCATCACCATCAAGGAAGCCGACGCGCTCATGAAGACGATGTTCAAGGACTGGCGCCCGCAGGACGTGCTCAAGCCGGCAATCAACCAGGCCGCCGCGGCCACGGAGAAGCGCATCGCGCAGCTGCGCCGGGAAGCCGCCAAGGACATCCGCATGGGCGGCGTCAACGCCGAGAAGCTGCTCAACGAAATCGGCAAAGTCACGTCTGCTTTCTCCGGCATGCGCGACCAGGCGCGGCAGGCCGCAAACGCCGCGGCCAACGCGCTGCAGCGACGCCGGGGACTGCAGGGCGGCGGCCACATCGACAAGGGCGGCGGCTTCCAAATGGCCTCCGGCGGATGGGTCGCTCCACGGCCGGGTGGCCTTGCGGTCGTGCTCGCCGAGGGCGGCGAGGGCGAGTACGTGGTCCCCGAGAGCAAGGTCGGCCGCTTCGCCCAGGCGGCCCTCGGAGGCGGCGCCGCGCCCGCCGCACCGACGCACGCGACCGTGATTGAGAGGCATGTCACCCTGACCTGGCAGACGCTCACCGGCGAGCCCTCCACGCGCGAGAAGCAACGCCTCGCCGCTTGGCTCAAGCCGGAGCTCGACGGCATGGGCGCCCGCGTCACCGGCACGGGCTTCTGAGCATGCACTGGACCGCCCCCGGCCGCGCTCTCATTGCATGGGACTCTGGGCAGGGTCCGCACTTCGCCCGCGGCCCCGGCGGCGCCTATCTGAAGCGCAAGGCGTTCGAGAGCTTCGACGTGTACCGAACGGCCGACCCCGCAGAACTCACGGGCATCCTCATCGGCACGACGCGCGCCGAGGCCTTCTTCGACACCGACGCCCCCGAGGGCCTCATGGTCTGGTACCGGGTCGTCGGGCGAACCAAGGACGGCGGCACGATCCCGGTCGGCGCGCGCGTGCCGGTCATCATCCCCACGAGGTCGTTCGCCAGCGCAGACACCATGCCGCCCTCGCCGCCCGACAACTTCAAGGTGCGCCCGAGAAGCACGGGCAAGCTGCTGACCTGGCACGCCGCCTGCGACGCCGAGTCCGGCCTGCTCGCGTACATGGTCTACGACGCCGACCAGGACCAGCCCGACAGCGTGGTGTGGGCGAACGACACCGTACAGGCCAAGTCGCACGCCGTGCGCCGATTCCTCGACCGCACGACGAACAAGAAGAAACGCTACCGGCTGCGCGCCATCGACTGCGCGCTGAACCTCTCGGAAGGGGGCCCGGTGGCCGGCAAGAGCGCCGACGGCTGGACCGTCTACACATTCAGCGCATCGAGTCAGTTCACAATCGCGGCGAAGGAAACGCTCGACGCCGACACGCTCATCGTAGCCGGCGGCGGCGCCGGCGGGGCGACGAACAACTCCGCGGCCGGCGGCGGCGGCGCGGGTGAGATGAAGGACCTGCACAAGGTCACCATCACGGGCGGGGGTAACGACGGCGAGGTGATCGTGGGCGCCGGCGGCACGCTATCGCACGTCGTCGGGGACGGCTCCGGTGCAGACGGCCCCAATGAGGTGGCCGGTGACAGTTCGTTCGCCGGCTTCACGGCGAGGGGCGGAGGCCGCGGCGGCGAGCTGTGGATCGTGGATCTTGTGACGCCAGGCCAGTCGGTCCGCGGCGCCCCGGGAGGCAGCGGCGGCGGCGGCCTGCCGTGGAACGATCGCATCCCTGGGTACGATGGGCTCGAGGCGACAGACATCGTCGAGCGAGCGGGCGGCCATGCGACCGCGACCCCCTACGCGGCCGACACGGACATCCCATACGGGGACGGCACCGTCGCGTCGTTCAACGCCTACGCTCGTGAGAACGGCTACCCCAGCGGCGACCCGGTGGACTTCTGGGAGAACGATGCCGGCGAAAAGTTCTGGGTGGTAGAGCACGCCGGTGGCTACGACGGTCGGCCCGCCGACAGCGGCGGTTACTCCGTCTGCGTCGGCGGAGGTGGCGGCGGCGCGCACCAGTTCTGGTGGGGCGAGGGCGAGGGCGAAGCGCGATTCCCCTGGTTCACCTACGACCAGTGCGGCGAGATGGAGGCCGGGTACTCCTGCAACGCGATGCACGGGCGCCCCTGCGATATACGTGGCTGGCACATGTACGAGGAAACCGCCAAGCAGTTAATGTTTGTTGACTGGTACTCAGGCGGCGGCGCCGGCGGGGCATGGCTGCCGGGAGGATGGTCGTGGTCCGGCTACGCGTCCAAACCGGGATACGGCGGCGGTGGCGGGTACAGCTACCAAGGCCCCAGCGGACAGCACGGCGCCGACAACAGTGGCGGCGGCGGCTGCGGCGGATTCAACAACTTCGCCATCGCTCCTCCCTACATCGTGGAGGCCGGCAACGGCGGCTCCGGCATCGTCGTCATTCGCATCCGCACGGCAGACGAGGACCTCGTCACCTATCCGCTCATCACCGGCACCGACCCCGACCCAGAGCACAACGAGTTCGGTCTGCCCGTCTGCCTCTGCGACGATCCGCACGTGACGATCCGCCGCCTGCCTGAGTACATGACGCACAACGACGAATCCGGCGACGAACAGTGCCCGCGCACCTACGAAGAGACGCACGCATGAGCGGCACTCGCGGAGAGATCCCCCATCGCCTCATCCCTGGCACATCCGTGGACATCGCGCCCGGAGCCATCAACCTGCAGGTCAAGAACGTCGATGCCTTCGGATTCGGGACCGCCGACTGGGACCAGTACGGGGCGCCGCCTGCTGAGGGCGAAGTCGCCACGATCACGCTTGAAGGCGTCACATCATTCGAGGGCAAGGTCATGTCGGCCAGCGACCCGGCGATGGTCGGCGAGCGCCTGCTCTACCACGTGAGCTGCAAGGGTCCGGCCGAGGACCTCAAGAGCAACGGCACCATCGAAGGCGTCTTCATCGACCGCGACCTCGGCCAGTGGCACGCGGTGGATTCCGGCTGGGAGGGCTGGTCCGACGGGCAGATAAACGTCGAGATCACGGATAAGATCGCATTCTTCTGGCCGACGATCGAACCCGACACCGGCACCGACCTCGTGCTCGTCGACACGAGCGAGCCGCTCACCGACTACCGGCCATACGTCGGCAACACGCCGCCGCCGGGCTGGCACGCGAGCGACTTTCCCAAAGCGAAAGCCCTGTGGACCGCCGCCTACTACCAGATCGGCGGCGGCGCCACGTCGAAGCGCATCAGCAGCGTGAGCTTCATCCCCGTGGCCGACCTCGGTCAGGCAGCCATCGATGCGCTCACGACGCCCGACTACGACGCGCCCATCGCGCCCGTGGTCCCGGCCGGCGAGGACGCCGACTTCTACGGCACGGAAGAGGCCGAGGTCAACCACTTCGCCACCTACCCCGACACGAACCTCTGGAGCGGCCTCTACGGCGCCGCGCCGCCCGCAAACTGTTTCATGGCGCTCTATGCCTGCGACGACCTCGCGGACCTCCCCACCGACCGCCCCGACGGAATGGAGAATGACCCGCACCTGATTTACAAGTTCGGTCACTGCCTGTACGACTCCAGCGGGCGTGTCACGATCGACGTGGCCTGCAAGTACCTTGTCTGGTACGCGGCCTATAGGGCGATCCGCTTCCCCGAGAGCCTCGACGACATGTACGCCGTGACCAGTGCGCACGTCATCCGCGGTGCGTGGGTCGGGCGCACTCGGCTGATGGCACAGCGTGGACAGTGGGCCTTCATCTATGGGCTCCAGGTACGCGCTCAGGGCTACGCGCCGAACGCGGCGAGCGACTGTGACGACCTTGCCGATGTCTTCCGCATCCTCGTCCCTGGCTGCGACGTGAAGCCGATGATTCTGCCGCCGCCGCTCGACGGCTCCGCCGGCACGACCATCGCGATCCGCAACGCGACGACCCTGCCGGCGGCCGTCGCCGACCTGCTCGCCCTCTACCCGAGCGACATGTCCTACGGCTGGTGGGAAGGAGGCGTCCTGCGCATCCGCAAGAAGCCCGACGGCGCCTACGACCTGACCGACGAGCCCGGCGTCGACACGACCGGCGCCGGCACGACCAGCGAGGGCGCCGTCGACCTCGTGCTCGTCTCCTACATGGCGCCGGCCGCCACGCCGGTCGCGGGCAAGCTCGCGGTCTCATCGCCGTCATTCCTGACCGTGGATGCGGCCGGCGTCTACGAGCTCGTCGATGAGTGGTGGACGCCGCGCGCTACCGATCGCGTCGTGTTCGTGGACGGGACCGGCGCGAGCGGCATCCTCGCCGCGGCGCGCATGGGACAGTCGGTGGCCATCGAGCAGCGTCCAAATCAGGGCTGCGGGTCCGTGACTCTCAAGGCCATCGCCGGCGCCAGCCTCGTGCGTCCCGGCTGTCTGCTTACCGGCCCCGGAGTGGCGGCCGATACCGTCGTCACGGGCGTCTCCGTGGACGTGGGTGCCGACACCGTAAGCCTCGACCTCGGCCACTCCGGATACGTCGCGCGCTTCCCCTCGAACGCGGTCGGCGTGCCGCTCTCGACGACGCCGACGAACAGTGCCAAGTCCGCCACATCACTCGACCTCCGGCGCAGCGCCGGCTGAAAGGGAGACCAGATGACTGTCCTCTCATCCGACCTCAAAGCGTTTCTCTCGGGCGGCGCCAGCAACGCCGATCCGCGCATCTCCGTCGGCGGCGCGAAGTCTAGCGTCGAAGTCTCGGCGACCGCCCTCAACAACCTCTTCGACGACGTCACCGGCACCGAGGCCGGCACCGGCATCACTCGCTACCGGGTCATCTACATCCAGAACACGAGCGGCGACGTGGCCGGCTGGCCGGAGCCGGTCGCCTGGATCGGCTACCAGCCGCGCGACCCCAGCTCCCCGTACACCGCCGACGGTGAGACCTACGCCTTCGCCTTCGCCGCGGCCAAGAACACGGAGGTGGCCGCGCTCACCAACGAGAACACGGCGCCGGCTGGCCGCAGCTTCTCGACTGCAGCGAGCAAGGGCGCCGGCGTAGCCCTGCCGAGCCCCGACTACGTCGAGGATGACTACGTGGCTGTCTACGTGCGCATGGTGACGCCGAGCTCGCAGGCGCAGAACACCGGATGCGAGTACCAGCTCTGCATCGAGAACCCGTGAGCCTCGCCGGCACCCTGTAAGACATGCCGTACTCCGAGAACCTCATACCGACAATGACCGGCGACACCGCCCCCAGCGGTGTCGCCTCGGCGTCAGACGAGAGCATTCTCTCGGCGTACCTCGCATTCAACCACAGCAACGGCACCACCTCCGGCGACCGCTGGGTAATCGCATCCACGAGCGGCTGGCTGCAATACCAGTTCGCCGAGGCCGTCGCCATCGCGCAGTACACCATCGCCTCACAGGGAGATACCTCGGACGGCACGTGGACGCCGAAGACGTGGACATTCAAGGGCAGCAACGACGGCTCCACGTGGGACACCCTCGACTCCCACTCCGACGTCACCGACTGGGCAAGCCTCTGGGCAACGAAGAAGACCTACCAGTTCGTCAACACGACGGAGTACCTCTATTACCGCCTCGACGTGACGGCCGGCAACTACGGCTTCGGTCTCTACTATCTCTCCGTCGGCGAGATGGAGATGATGAGTTGGTCGCCCTACGCCGGCGAGACCCCTTACGAGGACGGCGACTATACCGTCGTCAAGTTCCTCGAAAGCGGCGACTTCACGACCCCGGAAGACGTCGACGAGGCCGATGTACTACTCGTCGGCGGCAGCGGCAGCGGCGGCAAGGGCACGCCTGGCACATGCTACGGCGGCGGCGGCGGCGGCGGCGGAGTCGTCGAGGACACCGTCAGTCTCAGCGGCGTAATGGAGATCGTGATAGGAGCCGGCGGCGCCGGCTCGGCAGCTACCGGCTCGACCCAGAACGGCGGAGACACGACCTTTGCCGAACTGACCGCCTACGGCGGACACGGCGGATTCAAGGCAAATCCCGAGCAAGGCGAAGGCGGACCATCGGGAGCGCCTCAGTCCTGCGAAGGCGGCCAGACCGCAGCTTTGCCGCACAGCTTCGAAGGCGGCGGCGGCGGCGGCGCCGGCGGCTCCCCCAGCGACCCCAAGAACGGCGGCCCCGGAGTCTCATCGTCCATCAGCGGAACGAGCGTCAGCTACGGCGGCGGCGGCGGAGGCGGCGGAGACTCCTGGT